TGTTTGCGTCTGCATGGGTTCCTAGAGTGTCAGAATGCCGTCGTCGCTGTCGCGGGAATAAGCTGACTTGTAGTCGTCACGCTGCGCTGCCTTTTTCTCGGCAGGGTCGTCAGGACGCCAATGGATGATCTGCGGAAATAGCTCGGTTAGTCCCCACACGAGCGCGTCCACATTGTCAGCGGTCGTGTCACCTTCGATGCCGAGTGGCGTAAACAGCACCATATTGTCTTCGAGATCCGGAAATGACCCGACGTGAGACACCCTGCCCTGCTCGTAGAGCGCGGCTACGGGTTCTGCCCTTGTCACTTTCCCCTTCGAGGCGTGCACGTTCTTGAACGGAACGATGTCTCGGACTGAGCGAACCGTGGCCTCAACCATATCGCCGCCCTGGTTGACCTCGCCAACGATGATGTCCGCGTTGTGCTGATCGAAGAGAGCTACGGCACGAGAGGCCCAGCCGTGAGGTCCTAGGGCACAGGACGCGTCGTCGAGCACATACCCGCGCCCGTCGATTCCAAGGCCAGCGGCTATAATTCCAGTCTTAGCACCACGGTCGCTGTCACCACCACCGCCTGACTTTGCAGCCGGGTCGATGGACACGACAACGCGCTGTAGTTGTGGCACTTCGCTTTTCTTGCGGCGGTGCGCATCAAGATTGGACCGAGACCAAAGCGCCCCAGGCGCGTCGTCAAGGATCTCTGCATTAAGCTCTTGCCGGCCGAGGCGAGTTCCGGCGTATCTCTGCTCAATCTTGGCCAGAAACTTCGGGGCCAAGTTCGCCTTGTTGTCGTAAGTCGAGCCCTTCGTGACAACAACGCCTGGCTCACTCAGTATTTCCTTGAGCAGCGGTATTGGCCTGGGCGTGGTCGTGATGACCTGCCGTGGGTTCGTTCCCAACCGCAGACCGAATTGAAGATTGTCCCACGTCTCCCGAGCGTATCGCCACTTCGCTAGCTCGTCGCACCACGCTGCCTCTTGCTGAGGACCGCGAAGCTGGTCTGGCTCTACCGCGTTAAACAGCGTTGCAACCGCGCCATTCGGCCAAGTCAGGCGCCTCTTTGACGGTTCGTAATGTGGCCGGAAGTCATTCGGATGAATCGAGAGAATCCCGCTCTCACCCTCCACAAGAACGTCTCTGGCGTCGGCAGCCGTCTCGGCAATGAGAGCGACGCGCCCAACCTCACCTCGGGCGAGAGGCGTCTTCCCGCATACGATCTTGCGAACCCACTCCGCGCCGCATCTGGTCTTGCCCCAGCCACGTCCAGAGAGGATCAGCCATGTTGACCAGTTCCCGTCCGGCTCAAGCTGCTCTGGCCTCCCCCAAAAACCCCAATCGAAAGCAAGCTCCTCCGCCTGCGTCTCGCTGAGGTCACTCAGGATCTCGTTTCGCTGCGGCTCTGGAAGCGATGCCAGCGATTCTGCTAGCGATAAGGTCCTTCGCGCTAACATCGACCTCTGACTTGATAGGCCCGCCGTCCTTGCCGGTCAGCTCGCTCTTCTCAGCGAGACCGAGGTCACGGGCGATGATGTTGGGATTCAGAAGCTCAGCAGCCGCGCCTTCGAACTTTTGCTGGCGAATGATTTGGTTCACGCGCGTTGTGACTTCCAGAAAGCCATCTCGGGCGCAATAGTTATGCCAAGTCTGCACGGCGATGCCGAGAAAGTTGCATAGGCCATTCAGCGTCATGGCACGCATTTTGGGCAGCGCTTCAGTAACGACCGCGCCCTGAAACATGAATGCCTTCATCTCGTGAAGTGGGTTCGCTTCGACCCATTCGAAATACTCGATGCAATTCTCCCACAGTGCGTCTGGAGATTCGAATGTTGCCGGGCGGCCGTGTGTAGATCGTGCCTCCCAGAAGCGATTGCCAATTGGAGCTGCCATTTTCCTTGTCATAGATTGAGAAAGACGGGACGGACCCGGCAGGGTAATGCGAGCCCGCCCCGCCTCTGTGGGCGCGTAGAGCTGACGCTGCGGTTCAGCTCTTAGTCCTCGATATGACAAACCGCCTAGGGCGGGCCTCGGTGTTGGTGGCGATAGGTGTTGGGCACCAACACACGGGGATCGAGGACAGGGAGGTAAGCCATGCAGGGCCTCCATTGTAATCAACGCGCGCACACTCGAAGCCTGCTGCAGTCAGGCTATTCGGCTGCAATGAGCGAAAGCTGCTCGATTGGTGTTGTAGGGGCCGGGACGAACATGTCAGACTGCTTGTAGGCTTCGCGGATGCGACGGCACGCGATGTCGAAGAACTCAGGATCGACCTCGATCCCGATGAAGCGGCGGCCCAGCTTTACGCAGGCAACGCCAGTGGTGCCGCTCCCGGCGAATGGATCGAGGATGGTGCGAGCTTTCGTGCGCCCTATGCACCATTGCATGAGCGAGACCGGCTTCTGGGTTGGATGCGCCCGGTCGTTGGCAATGGCGTTGTTGGACAGATCGCGGAAGCAGTAGACGCCGTGCCCGCGCGAATGCCAAGCTGTCTCGGCGTCCGAAAGAAATGATCCGAACGCATCGTCGTTGCGCTTGATCCACACCAAGCAAGCGCCGCGCGGAAGGCGGTTCGGGTAGTTGTTCCAGCCCCAAATGATCTGCTCGTCAGCAATAGACAGCAGGAACGAAGGGTCGAAATCGCGGTCATCCCCGACTATTGGCGCATCGTATTTGCGGCCGATCCCACGTTTCAGAACACTGCTCCTGTGCCCTCCAGAGAACCTCTGATTGTTCGTATCGAGAGCTATCCCATACGGCGGGTCCGTGACCACTGCATCGACCTTTGGCAGCAGCGGCAGGATCTCCCGGCAGTCGCCTAGATACAGCGTACAGTCCCCGATCACTTCCTTACGGAAGGATTCGAGTTTTGACCGCATGTGGGCAATGGCGACATTGTAGCATCCAGCCGAGTTGGCCGCAGCGTCATAGCCTTCTGCCTCGTCCAGAGCCTTCTCGATCTGCGCCTTGCGCATTTTGGAATAGCCCTTGACCCCCGCTGCCTTGGCTTTGGCGCGGAGATCCTTGACGGTTTCTGCCATCTGACCTCGGGTTCAGGTGAATAAAATTCCGGCCGGAGCCTCGCCAATAAGCTCCGTTGCATTCGTGTCAAAGCTGTCGAGCTAGGCGATTGGACGGCCAGAAATGGAGTGGGCGCCGGGAAGGTTTGCGGCTTATCCGTCCGCTCCTTTCGGCGCCCAGAGACGCGGATCGCTCGTAAAGCGAGAGCCGCAAACCCCGTAGAAAAGGAAACGCCCGGGAATTATATACTTGACTGAACAGCTTCGATGATGCATTATCATGGCAATTCCAAATGGATTTCAGCCATGACCATCAACATTACCGATCCCGTATTTCACGACGAAACCAAAGCCCGCGAGTTTTTAGAAGCTCAGCGTTGGCATCATGGTCCCGTTTGCCCCTACTGCAAAGAGCACAAAGATGTGGCTCGGCTAGGCGGTGAAGCTGGCGCAAAGGGCCAAGTTCTCTGCCGTCCCTGCCGTAAGAAGTTCACTGTCACCGTTGGCACCGTAATGGAACGCTCGCATATCCCTCTAACCAAGTGGCTCATGGCCTTCCGCCTTATGGCCGCCAGCAAGAAGGGCATCAGCGCCCATCAGATGCACCGCCTAATGGGCATCACGTACAAGACGGCGTGGTTCCTCAACATGCGCGTTCGTGAGGCCATGGGCCTCGGTCCCGACCCTGCCAAGTCGCACGGCCCTCTGGGCGGCAAAGGCAAGGTCGTGGAGAGCGATGAAACGTTCGTCGGCGGCAAGGCCAAGAACGCGAAGAACGGCAAGCCTGTCCCCACGAAATACCCCGTCATTGCCCTCGTGGAGCGAGACGGCGAGATCCGCGCGAAGCATGTGGCCGACGTCACGGCAAAGACGGTGCGCAACGTCCTGCGCACTCAGGTCTCTCGCAAGTCGCATCTGATGACAGACGACAGCCTTGTTTATTACTACGTCGGCCAGGAGTTCGATAAGCACGAGAGCGTCAATCACTCGAAAGACGAGTACGTGCGCGGCAAAGCCCATGTGAACACCGCCGAGGCGTTCTTCGCTCTTCTGAAGCGCGGTATCATGGGATCGTTCCACTCGGTCTCAGAGCAGCACTTGCAGCGCTATGCCGACGAGTTCGCGTTCCGTTGGAACCATCGCCTGATTGACGATGCGGCCCGCGCCAATGAGATCATCAAGGCGACGACAGGAAAGCGCCTCACATATCGGCCGACTGACCAAGGCTAGAACAGCTAAGCAACTCGCTCGAAGGCTTCATCGCAAAAGACAACGACTCAGAAACAGCAAGTGAACTATTAAATTCTCAAGCTCTTTGAGTCGGTTATCCAGAGAACAACGCAATTGCGCAGACTCCGGAACTTCCAATAGAAGTGAGCGAAAGAGGGGATCAGACCTCTTTCGCCCTTGTATCCCGCCGGTATGAGCCGGCAGCGGGAATCCGTAACGTACAAGCAATCACGTTCTGCATTTTGCTAGGGCAAGTCAAGACCGGCTCGATCAACTCCCACATGGAGAACGGTTATGACTGTTTATGCGCTAGCTTATGACCTTGTGAATGAGCGCAAGGGCACTTTCGACTATCAGCCCTTATGGGATGAACTGAAGCGCCTCGGCGGCCACCGGACGCAGCTTTCGTTATGGCTCGTCAACCTCAACAACACGCCGAAGGAAGTCGTCGACCACTTCACCCAGTTTGTCGACAAAGACGATCGCTTGTTCGCAAGTCGCATGCGGCCGAACGAGTACCACTATGTAAATGCGATCGGCGGAACCAACGATTGGCTGTCTAAGAACAAGCCGTCATAGACTCAGACGCGCCTAGATTTGCCCGCGCGCCTCGCCGAATACCGTTGATATAGACGGTGATGCGCAGCGCGCGGGCGACCGCAGACACAATGCGCTCTCTCATTTCTTCGTCCTCGCTTTCTTGGAGTCCTTTGGCGCCTTGTGAGGCTTGTGCGGCGTCTCTAGCGCCTTGCGCACACCGCTTAGAAAGCGGTCCTCAGCGCCCGGCTCATCTTCAATTTTTAGCGGCTTCTTAGTTGAGGTCTTTGCCATGAAGAAGCGATTCCTACGAGTGGACGTTACTGGCACAGGAGTAAGCGAACTACCCGACGATATAGCCTCCGGTATCGGAAAAATAATAGTGCGGTGGGCTTACTTCGAAGCCATCGTCCAAGACCTTATTTGGCAAACTCTCGGCCTTGGGCCAGCCGAGGGTCGCATCGCCGTGCGAGAACCAAAGATCCAAGAGCGACTAGAGATGCTTTGCGAATTGGTGACCAATCGAAAGTGCAGGTGGGATGACGTGCTTTACAAGTCAATACGTGAACGCGCCCCACCTCTTGCCGCCAAGCGCCATTTGCTAGCGCACGGCGGCTGGATAAAGCACGACGACAAATGGCACGTTCAGCTTACTCGCGGCTCATGGCCTAAAAACATGGCTGAGTTGGTTGCGGGCAGCAAAAAAGTAGTGCCTGAACTCGTTCTGATCGACGCTGAACGACTTACGGCTGCCACCAATCAGATTGATCAGCTGATAGAGGACTTAAAGGCGCTTCGTAAATCGGCAGTTGGCCCGCCGAGGCAATTGCCCGAACAATCCGCATAACCGTCGCAGCATCGCTATCGAAATCGTCGTCGCGGCGACGAAGAACCAAAACCCCAGCCTCAATCATTTCGGGCGTCACCTCTATATGAGGGACGCCCTTTTCATTTCCGGTAGCTTTGCAAGCGTCGCTGTTTTCGCACATTCCGGCTGTTCACTCAAGTATATAGTTCCCAAACGCCCGCAGCCTTTCTTTTGGCGCGGGCGGAAAACTCAACGATAGGAAACTACGACTTATTCTCTCGAAACGCAAGAGCCTTTTAGAAAGTCAAGCGAAAATATTTGGCAGCAACTAAATATGGCATCGTGGTCGTTAGTGCAAGCTCAAGTCGGTAATCCTTCCCGACACACTGCATGAGCCATGCGAATGATCGCCGCTGTCGTTTCTACGATCTCTCTGCGAACGGACTCGTCAATATCTTCGAAGCCCCGCTTGATGGTGTGCCGATCACACATGTCCGCGATAATTGCGCGGGCGGCGCGCGTAGCCCAGTCTAGTGTATCGGCAGGAGCTTCCGGGCGCTCATGGACATCTTCTCCGACAACTCTCCACCATGCATCTGCAGCATCGAATGGCCAGCGATTGCCGTGTCTCAAGCGATGGAGAATTTCGTCTTCTGTGGCGCGTTCGCTCATCTCTTGCCCCTCTGCTTCCGATCTTCAATCATTGCCTGGACCCTAATCACATCGCGAATTGATGATCTGATAGGCACGATGCCATCCGGCGACGACGATGCGCGTACACGATGAATATCGTCTACGACCTTGAGGGCGTGAGCTATCTGAGCCTGTGTCACTTCTTGGCCCTCTGCTTCCTGTCGGACTCGTCTGCTACGCACCCACACCCAAAATTGGCGTACTCGCTGAAATGCTCAACTGCAGCGCGGCGATAGGCAACGGCTGCGGCCTCCTTGCTCGAAAACAAACCTAAATGCTTTTTCCTGCCGTCGATGCGGATCTGGGCGCGCCATTTTTACGCCCTTTATGCCAGCTGACGCCCTTAAGCCCTGAGGAACTGTTTGACTCCAGCTTCCTGTTCGCACCGTTCTGTGCCCGGGTGGCCGGACGCAAATTCGCAATCCTGTTATCCGACAAATCGCCATTTACATGATCGATGAACTTAGGCGGCCACTCGCCGTGCACATAGAGCCAAGCCAGTCGGTGAGCTCCGTAATTCCTACCCCTGACGCAGATATTCACGTACCAGTTTTTTGTGTAGCAGCCAGCAACGCGTCCCTTCTGGACGTAGCCCCGTGTTGTATGCCTCCAGCGAAACACGCCGGAAGCCGGATCATAGTCGAGCAGTTCGCGGAGTTCAGGCGCCCCAATCACTTTCGCACCTTTTTTGTTAATTTCGCGTGCCCTCGTTCGATTAATCTCCGAACCATCTCAGACCTCACCGGCAAGTCTGCCTCTTCCCGTCTGATGTCGTCCAGCATTTGAAGTTCCTCATCATTTAGCCGGATGGGGAACGGCTTTCGCTCTGTGCTCATGTGGCTGCGATAGCACACACAACAGCTACGCGTCAACATCGTAGTTGACGTATTACGTCGGATACGCTAAATTCTGCCCTGTAAACGCAAAAACCCCGGCGCGCCTTTTCTGAGGGGGAGCACCGGGGTCCATGTGGAAACCAACAGCGAGAAGGAAACCACTCTATGAATTATAAGGCACTCATGTGGGGCTGCATAGCCCTCGCAGTGGCGTGCTGGGCTGTTGTCACCGGTTTGTCGATCGAGAAGGTTCTGATCGACGGTGTACAGTCCTGGACGTTGCTTCTGGCGATGCCCGTGTTCGTCGCGGCCGTCGCGTTTCTTCTGCACCAGAGCGTGGAGGACTTCCGGGAGCTTCGCGTCATTCGCGGCGCTGTCGGCCTCATGCTCGGGCTTCTCACCTTCGGCGTGACGCTTCCCAACTCTGTCGGCTCTGCCGGCGGCGCCAAGGACGCTGCTGTCGCCCAGGCTCAGGCTTCTAACCGGGGGCTTGCCCTCGCAGAAGGAGCGCTGGTCAAAGCCGAGAACGACCTGAAGGATGCTAACGCTGGCGTCCTGAAGGAATGCGAAGGGGCTCCGGCTATCATCCCGGAAGGGACGTGGCCGAAGTGCCAGTGGTGGCGACGTCAGGTTGCCGCTCACACGCTGGCCGTCGCAGAGCACAGCAAGAGCGTTGTGTCGGCACCCGTCGAGAAGACAGCTCTGTCAGGCGACACCCGTATTGCATGGGCACTGTCTGCTGTCGGCAACCGCCTTCCCGAGGCCTACCGGTTCACGGTGACGGACGCAGATGTCCAGATGGCTCAACCTATGTTCCCGCCTGTCGTCGGCGAGTTGCTGTGCGCATTCTTCGGATTCATGGGACTGGAGTTCCGCAAGAAGTGGAAGGCTGCCGAGAGTGGCAACGAGGCTGCCAACGCTGACAACTCCAGCAAAATCAACGATGGCAGCGCATGTCAGTCATCTGCCACTCATGCCACTCAACTGGCAGGCGTGTCGGACACCGAACTTCAGCGCCTCCGGAAGTATTTCGAGACGAAGGCAGAAGCCAGCGAACCGGACCCGACGAAGCCGAAGAAGAAGTCCAAGCGCCAGTCTCGCAAGGATCGCGTCGTCGCCAAGATCCGGG